ATTTTAAGGCTATTTTTATCAACAATTTTTTAATAAACGTATTAGTACATTACTTTTTGTTTATCTTTAAACTAGCTAAAAATCCCTTATTTTATAGGGTTTTACAGAGTGATAAAATTCTTACAAAATTTATTGCTTAAATGTACTCCAAATGAAATTTACACTGAAAAAAAATAGCAATACTTGAATAGTATGCTCTGTTTCATCTTCATCAAATAACTCATCGTGATACAATGCTCCAAACATTAAACCTTTAATAGGTGCAAAAATAATATCGCAGTTTACAAAATTTATAATAAAGAAAAACACAAACATAAGTAAAAATAATATTATCATAATTAATCAATTTAAAGCGTTTTAAAGGACTATAATTTAAAAAGTATATAAGTATACCAAAAATGTATTTTAGCTGCTTAAAAGTTCTCGTAATGAGTTCTTCCGTTAAGTTTAACTGCTTTTAATATTTTCTTTCTATTTTTTACTGAACTATATGAAACGTGAATCCACTCTGGATTTTTATCAGTTCCAAACTCCCAGATTAATTGGTCAAACTCTAAATTCTTTTTAATGTAATCAAATAAATCTTTATTGCTTGGCTTTGTATTGTTACCCATATCAATATCCATAGCTTCGCCTCTACAATGTTGGCTAGTTATACTACCTTTAATGGCTTGGTTAAGGTTTAAAATTCTATAACCAGACGATATATGAATAGGCACTCCAAAATGTTCACGCATTGGCTCAAATACTTTATCAGCTAAAACTTTTAGGTTTGCAACTTGTGCCGGAGTAGGTACATTAACAATACCTAATTTAATTGCAGTTGCGGAATAGCATAACTCTTCTAGAGTTAAGTGTTTACTTATTTGTGTCATCTTTTTTATTTATTAATTTAAAGGTTTGTATTATAGTATATAAAATTGAAACAGTCAAAAGAACTATTTTTAAAGTTTGTTCAATATTACTGAATGATATAATCATTGATGTAGTGTTTAAGGCATATATTTTAAAGGATTGTGGTATCATTATTCAATTATGGTTTTAATTTTGCAACTATATCTGTAAATCCTTGAATGCCTATATAAGCAGTTGCAACTATTACCCAGTCTCCAGATGTTATATTGGTTAAAAATAAACCTACACAAGCCACTAAAAAAACTAATAGCTTCCGACTAATCCATTTGTTTAATAACCTATCTAAAGTTTCTTTACTCATAACTTATATTGTATATGCTGCTATTTGTCCTCCAGTTGTTGCTACTGTTGCAGCGTTTTGTAACCTATCCCCAATACTATTAGCAGTAAATCCACTTGCTATTAAATAGTTCCAAAAGTCTGCTGGTGTCATTAATAATGTTCCAGTTGTTGCATCTACTAAAACGCCACTCAATACGTTTGAAGCACTTGGAACTCTTAACGTTCCAGTTAATTCACTTGAAGCACCATAAGTAGTTCCAAATCTTACATTTGTTGTTGCTGGGTTTCCTAAAGCTACTCCAGCAGCATATAATGTTCTATTCCCACCTGTACTAATTTGAAATAACCAACTTGATGTATTTGTGTCTATTGTTACTCTTGGTGCTACAATAGCCATATTATTAGTTGAATTAACTACGTTTCCTGATACTTTTACATAAGTACCTGATGAATATCCACTTGTCAAAGCAAAAGCAGAATATATAGCTGGTGCTCCTGTTGATGCTGTAATTGTTCCTGTGATTGAAATTGTTGCAGCAGCTGTAATATTATAAATTGCTGGTTGAACTGTTGAAGCATTTACATTACCTACTTGCGTATAATTAACTGCACCACTTAAATAAACAGCTGGTATTGTATTCGCAGTAGTATTTCCAGTTATACTTACAGTCCCAGAACTTGCACTTACGGTAGAAGATGTTAATGTTGTATTAGTTGATGCGGTTATATTTCCCGTAATATTTATAGTTCCAGCAGTTGCCATTGAGACAGCATTCATTGCCCCAGTAGAAGATGTTGTAGTAGATGAAAGGTCGCCAACAAGGTTGAGAATTCCAGTTGAAGTAACTGCTATTATGTTTCTTGTGGCAGTAATACCATCAATATTATAATTTCCATTACAGTTTAATGTGCCACTACTTGAATGTCTAATAGCAATATAATTTGAAGTACCCGTAATTGTCAAAACATTACCATTAAAAGTACCAGTATTTCCACTTGCTAAAGTCATTTCCAAAGGTGGAGTAGTTGAGCCTACATAAATAGCTTGAGCAGCAGTACAAGTTAAATTACCACCATTAGCATAAATAAATTGTCCACCGGCTGCAATAGTAGGCAATGCTGCATTTAATGTATTTCTAATAGATAGAACTGTAAAAGTTCCATTAATAGTTACTGTAAAGTTATTTGAAAATACATCGTCTGCTGCGGTTGGTAATGTACCACCATCCCAAGTTGCTGTATTACTCCAGTTACCAGTTGCTACTGCATATCTAAAAGCCATAATTAAAGATTTTTATCGTTAATAAATGTCTGCAAAGCACCCATAATTGTAGCTGCTGCATTTATAGCATCTGTATCTCCGCTATCAAAAACATCCATATAAGTTATAGGAATAGAATTATCTGGCAAACTTTCTGAACTTCCATCTTCTAATAATCTATAAGGAGTTAATCGCATAGCTACACTAGCACCTATATCAGTTGGCTTAACTAGTGGAGATATTGCTAAATTTACTAAATAGTATGGGTAAAAAATTCCGTCTACTTCAATAGGGTTTGTACTTGTAATTGGCATAATTTCTTTTTTTTATATATATGTTGCTGATTCTCTATTTGTCCAAGCTACGTTTGTAGCAGTTGCTATTGTAATTGAGCCACTTGCAGCTATTGTTAATCTTTTTATAGTCCACACCGCTGTAGCTTCTGCACTTCCATTTGGAGCAGTTCCACAATAGTTGATATTATTGTTTGCTGAATTATTAGCGTTTCTTCTTTCAGAAACTATTTGGTTTAAATTTTTATTTTTCCAAAGTGATGTCGAATTTTCATAAGATAATAATTGTTTGTCTGCAATTCCATTTATAGCAACATCGTGAATCTCTGATAATTCATAACCATTTTGAATTCCTACTTCGATTTGTCCTTGTGTTGGGTGTGACCTTGTAACCTTTCCTACATATACTAAATGAGTAGGTGCTAGTATTTTTGTAGCAGTATAAGTTCCAGCAGTAACTCCAGATAAATATAATTGGTCTCCATCTGTAAATGCCGAAGTATTTAACCCACTTAAATCTCCGATAACAACACAATATCCTAAACCATTATTTAAAATGTCAGATTGCAATAATCCAAATGTTCTAGAACTTAACGCATCGGTTGTTGCTAATGCTTTTGAAACTAAAGCTTTGTTTCCATTTGCACCCGAAATATAAACTACTGTTCCCTTAGTTAAGGTTGCTCCAGTCATATTTTTAACCTCACAAACTAAAGTACTAGCTTGTCCAGTTGTAGGTATATCCAAAGCAGTAATAAATGGGTTAACTCCGTCTGCTCCGTTATTAGTTAATTGGCTTGTTTGAGTTATAGCAGTTGGAATTGTAGGTTTATTTAGTATTTGAGCATCTCCCGTAGTAGCGTTCCAATCTGCATTTACATTTACTTCTGCTCCAGCAGCTATACCAGCAAGTTTGTTTTTTTCAGTAAGTGAGTATTGTTTAAAAGTACTTCCGTCTAAAACAGTATCTTGTGTTAAAACTACGTCTCCTACTAAAGTATTAACAGACGTAACTGCACCTCCACCTCCTGTAATTGTGTTTACATTTATAGTAGTTAAGTTAGGTTGTATAGTTAATGCAACCGTCTCAATTACTGGACTAATATTTATGTCTATTGTATCTGGCATCTTATCTAGTTATATCACATTCGATTAAAAATTCTCCACTTAACCAAGTCTTTACAGTTGTATCTGCAAATACTATCTCTAAATCATATAAGTAATTTCCAGATGCTATGTTTATGATTTGTTTGTTTATCTTAAATAAGCCTCCAGCAGCGTTAGTAATTGTAATTCCAGCACTAGCCACAGATGTTAAAGATAATGCAATCAGACCTCCGCATTCGCTTCGTAGCTGCATTCTAATTGTTGCACCTGTAAGATTTATAACTACATTATTTTTAAGCAAAGCAAAATTAACCGCCTCGAATGTATCTCCTTTAATATGTGTAAAATTATAACTCATTTCTTATTGATTTGTTTGCTTAAGTATTGCTTTACTTTCTGTAAATTTTCTTTCTTTATCTTATATGCGATAAACTTTTTTCTTGTCTCTTTCATAGTAGCCAGTTGCAAGGATTAGCTTTTTGGTCTGGATACATATCGCTATCTTTATTAGTATAATACTCTGGAAATTTAGCAGAAGCATTTATACCCATATAATCTATAAACCTAGTAGCGTAAAAATCTGCAAAAGTTCTATGTTTTTGTACTAATATATCTAACTCCTCTTTGCTTGGTGTTTCTGAATTTTCACTACGATGTTTGAAAACCCCTCCGTTACGGATTTGGTAGTTTGCAAAAGGTAAGTAATCTACCATAGCAAAATGAATTAACATAGGCTGTACGTAATCTTTTACCAAGTTTAAATAATCTCCACTTAATGTAGAGGCATTTATTTTAGTAGTAATAGCATCGTATAGTTTTGTACCTATATAATTTTGAACGTGCATCTGTTGTGCAATTTTAATAAACTGCATAAACAAGTCAGCATCTACATTTCCATTAAGGATAGTATTTGCTTTTAAGTCTGTTTGTGTTATGAATAAAGTTGTAGCCATATATTATCCTTTGTAATTTGGGTGGTGTCCATTGTTTGGCATATCTATTGGTGCAATTTTTGAATCTATTGTACCCGCTGGACTTGGATTATATCCCTCTATACTTGCAACCTCTTCGCTAGATGCTAAAGATTTGTCAGCGTAAGGTGTTCCATCTGTTTTGGTTTTTAATCTGTAAAGATTTTCATTCCAAATATGGCCACAGTTGACTCCGCCCTTGAATCTAAATAGAGAGTAATTCTCGCCTTTGTGTCCGAACTCATTATTTACACCTTGAAAACTTGCTTGGTCTATATCCTCTTTACGATATACTACTCCAGATGCAGTTCTATTCATCATATTAACACAAAATGACCTTGAATTGCTACTATTGTATTTTTCTGCATATTCATAACGTACTTTATAAATGTCTTTGTCTAAATAACTTTGTTCACTTGGACTGCTTTTTATAAATCCTCCTAGTTTTGTGTCTTTTTTTGGTGTAATATATTGCTTTGCCCAGTCTTCAATACTTAAATTGTTATCGTCAAACTCTCTTTTATCTACTAATTCCCACTCTTCCGATACTACCTCTCCATCAAAAGAGTTAATATCAAAACATTCGTGGTCATCGCTTAATGTTTCTAGTGGTGCTACTTGTTGTATTGATGGATTTAAGCCTATTAGAGAGCGTATTTCATCTGTAGTAAGGTTTTCTATTACCTTGTTTGCTAAAGTGTCTGTTAAGGCACTTATTTTCTCTACAATAGGATTGATTGCAACCTTGTTAGTTAAGTCATTATTTGCATCTAGTGGCTGTAATGTTTTAAAATATAACTCTAAAGTAATGCTATTATAAGCTAGTATGTTGTTGAACTCTTTTATAAGTAAGTTTTGGAATGGTTTTATAACAGTATTCTGCATTAAGATTGTAGCGGTCTGTAATTCGTCTGCATTATTACCAAAACCAGAGTTATCTTTAATACCTAATAACATAGGAGATATAACTCTATGGGATACCATTATTTTACGCATACTTTCGTCACTTAAAAACTGGTATTGATTGTGTGCATCGCTTAATTGAACAGGAGTAATAGTTGCTCCGTAATCATTTGAATCATTAAACGAAAGTATAAACCTACCAGCATTTGAAGTACCAGAGAATTTTTGTGTTATTGCTCTTTCTATATCTCTTTGCTCATCCTCTGTCGGAGTTCCATTATTAAAGTTAATTAACATACTAGGAGCAAGGCCATTCATTATATTGTTTAAATGGTAGTTGCTTATCTCCTCCTCGAGTTCGCAGTATTGTAAACCTCCTTGCCAATCTGGTGGACTATAATAATAGAATCCAGTTTTATAAGGTTTGATATATAATATCTCTTCGCTCTCCTGACTTGTACCAAATGCTGGTAGTGGTGTAGCTGGGTATTGTCTAGTTACCTTTGCCCAATCGTCAGCATAAAAATAAAACTCTACTTCTCCCTCTTCGTTACATTTTCCACTACGCAAAGTTTCAACTGGCCAATGGTTACACTCAACAATACGAGTTCGGTCTAAAGAATAAACGACTTGTATAGCACACTGGCCCATTGCTTTTAAATCATAGCAAAGTCTCTCGGTAGTATCGTTATCAAATAATAACATAGCTTGTGCAAAGTCCTCTGGTTTAATTTGTGCATCTGTAGCATCTAATCCTTGCCCAAATATCATTTGACTAATTCCGTTTATAATAGCATTATTAGTTGGACTTCCATTTATACGGTCTTGAATGTATCCGAAGTAATTATTATCATCTCCATAAGATACCCATTCTTGGTTTCTTACTTCCGTAATTCTTGGACTCGTATATGTAGCTAAACTAACTACTCCGATACCAGTATTTTTAGGTTTTATTTCTGCTTTTTTTCTCATATTATTGAAGTACGATATAATCGTTATTGTTTGTATTCAGAGTAATAAAATTACCATTGTTTATAGAGTAGTTTTCAGCACTCTGGTTGGTCGAAAATAGTTTGTCCTTATATAAGATATCACTTGAAGCATTTAAGACGCTTAATTCAAAGAATCCTCCCTCGTATAAACAAGTCAAATTACAATCTATATAAACCAAATCATAAACATTTGGATATACGCTAGTAGGTGTAAAAGTAAAGACTGTGTTTTTTTGCTCATCTCTAACTTTTAAAGTTAAACTTTCTCCCTCTATGTAGTTTCTAGGAATAGTTATAAATCTTTGAGAAGCGTTATCTTGGTTTACTACTGTCATAGTTATATAACGTATATTTTTATTTTTTTGCAAATAAAAAAAGGAGTGAACTAATCACTCCCTTTGTACCATAGAAAACCTATCGATTACGCTTTTTCTTATGGTGTTATTTGTGTAGCAGAAGTGTGAGCAGTTACTACTCCACTACTTACAAAAGGTGCAAGGATTGGCTCTTCGGCTGTAAGCGTCAAAGTATATCCATTCATATCTCCTAATGCAGTACCAGTTGAAACTGTACCATTTATGTTACATCCTCTAGTTAAACCTACTGCAAAATAATTACCATTATTATCTTCTACAAAAGCGTGTGGTCTTTGTGAAATAGCTTTTTGTAATTCTACTTGCGTAGCTACATCCATTTTTGTCAATACCGCAGTAATTGTTTGAGCATAAAAAGTAGTTCCATTTTCGTCACTTGACGTAATAGTTTGCTCTAAATTATTCCCACCCTTTACATCGTATTTATACCAGTTTGTACCACTTCCACTAACCGCAGTTAATGTACCAGCAGTTATAGTTAAAGTTCCTAGTGTACCATAATCCGCTAGGTATAATGTTTTAATTCCTCCTACTACATCTTTACAAGGTAGCTTTCTACCCGATGCCATTAAGCAAGTACTCATATTTTTTTTATTTAAAAGTTAATAAATAGCCTCCCCTATTACAGAGAGGCATTTAATTTAATTATGCTATTCCGTAAGTAACTGAATCTGCTCCGATACCTACTTGTAGACCTCTTGAGAAACGTGCAATAAATCTAACGTTTTTGCTTCCGTCGATGTCAGCCATATCAATAGTCTTAACAACGTTTGCATCGTCAGCCAATCCAAATCCTACGAATAGGTTTGAGATTTGTGCAGCTACCATTGTATTAGCTGGTAAACCATTTGCAACGAATATAGAAACTCCGTCAAAAGTTAATTCTTGACCATTGTACCAAGTTGTACCAGCAGCGTTAACCCCAGAGTTTGAAGTAGCAGCAACAGAAAAACCTCCTAATGCTCTTACGTAAGCTTTAGCAACGTTTTGAGATACATATATTCTTAAGTCTTCTGTACCATAAAGTGCAGCAGGAATACCGTCTACTACTCTACCCATTTCTGCGATTACGTTTGCAGAAGTAATAGACAAAGGACTTCCGATTACAGTTGCTCCGTCTGTTTTAAGTAATTTACCTAATCCGTTTGTAGCATTCCATAAGAAAGTTTCAGTATCGATAGCGATATCTTTTAATACTTTAGCAATAAAGAAGTCAGAGAAAGAAGCTGGTAATACATCAAAAGAACTGAATCCCATAGATGCTGCTTCCCAATCTTGCTCGAATGGAGTTTTACAAAGTTGTAAGTTAACTTGTTTTTCTGCCACTGTTAAAACTTTGTCAGACAATGTTACTGTACCTGCATCTGTAAAATCACAAGTTGCATCTGCTACTAATCCAGAAATAACTGCTTTTTTTACTGTAGCTTTATATTTTACATTTGGAATAACTGTTACTCCATTGTTTGCGATTGTATTCGCACTTAATACCGCAGCTGCGATATATTTACCAGCAAATTCGCCAGCGTAGTTTGATGTAATTGTTGGTTGATTAGCCATTTTTTTTTAATTTTTTAAGTTTAATTTTTAATTTGATAATAAAGACATAATTCTCGCTTCTGTAGCAGAGATATTTTGTTTAGTGTTTGCTTTCCCTAAATTTACTTTAGCGTCTGCTGGTTTGTGTACTGTTGCTTTTTTAGATACACTTGAAAGAGTTTCTTTCATCTTTGAATGAGCCATAGCCATTTCGTCTAATTTAGCCTGTAGCTCGTCCATTTTAGGTTGTAGTGCTTCCATTACTTTAGTAAGGATTTCCTCTAGTGTAGCTGGTACCGCTTCTAGTTCTACTTCTGTTTCTGGTGCAGCCTCTTCTAATGGTGCTTCCTCTGTCGCTTCCTCTTCTGGGTCTGCTGACATTTCAGTCTCTCCTACTTCTGCAATAGGTAAAGCTAACTCGCCAATCATTCCAATTTCGTAAACTTCCAAAGTAGTTCCATCAGCTAAAAGATAAGTCCCAATTTCCAACGGTGTTTTATTATCTCCGTCAATAGCAAAAATAGGCTGCCCTACTTCAAAGCTATCTGCTTCAATAACAGTTCCGTTATCTAGAGTCTGCTGCTCTAACTTTACATTTCTGCGAAGTAACGCATTGATGCGTGATAAAATTTCTGTGTTTTTCATATTTATAATTTATTAATTCTTAACATATAACGAACTGATATTTTTTTTTGCATTTTCGTTATGCTTTTTTGTATATAGTTCCTATTCCTTGTGCTTGTAAAGAGCCATCACAACACTTCCTAGAGTATTTATTATCTGGACATAAACAACCTCTCTTGTCGTTTTTTGGACTTGTCCTACTTGGTGTTTTAAAATCTTTATCTGCCATAGTTTAAAAGTGTATTAATTTCTAACAATTCTAATCCAGCTAGTATCTCATCTTCTGTATCGTCAACTTTTGAAAGTGGAGTCTTTGCTTTGTCTGCAAAATATCCCTCTATACTAAATCCTTTTACCTTGCCAGTTTTAATAAAGTCATTCCAGATAACATCGTTTGCAACTTTAATAGTTCCCATCCAAGTTCCTACTGGTACATTTAATTCATAAAGTTTTGATTTGTCTTTTTCTGTGTCTTCTACTATCCAACTTTCAACCATAGTTAAACCAGTAATAGCCTCCATATGTTCAAAGGTTGCGTTTGATTGGTTACCATTTTGAAAAAACATTTCCATACATCTACGAATAGTATCTTTACTAAAATAAATGTAGTATTCTCCCTCCTTATCGTCGTTTCTGTAGATAGGTTTATCTGGGACTAGCATAGCACCCATTATAATTTTTTTCTCTTTGTCTACTTCTGCAAACTTGTATTCTTTTTGCTCTGTTTTTAAAGCAATAAAATCCTCTTCTATGGCTGGACTTTCAACAATCGAAATTGCATCAATACCAGATAACTCCATATCCTCGTCTATTATAAGTTCTATTAGTCTCATATTAATTTCTTTTTTTATATAACGTTTATTTATCCTAAAGTTGCATTTTGAACTATGCCTCTGTTTAATGATTGCTGACTAGTTACGTCTCCACCCACTACAAATGCTTTTAAAGGTTGGCTTTCTTTATTGCCTATACTTTCTGCTATTTGATTTGCACCGCTTGGCCCTACTATATTAAAACTTGGTGCTGCACCGCCACCACTTGGCATTGATGAGCCACCACCAGCACTACCGCCACCTAAAGCGGATAATCCTTTAACTGTAGCAGCAATAGAAGTAGCCACGCCAAGAGCACCACTTATAGTATTTGCAACTACAAAAGGTATGGCTGGAACAGAACCCATTGTAGCAATAGTTTTAGCATTACCAGCCATTGTATTAATAATAATTTTAGCTATTCCAGCAGCGCTTTCAGCAATTAATAACCCTTTTTGAACAGCTTTGTTTTTAATTCCTAACCCTTGTAATAAAGATATAGCTTTACTCGCATTATCTAATTGAGCATTTTGAATTGCTAATTTAGCATCAGCTACTTTTTGAGCTTCTGATATTTCTTTTTCGGTATCTGATTTTCTTGCAATACCCATTCTTTCTTTATGTTCAGCGTCTAACTTTTCGATTAAAGTTTGTTTTTCAAGTTCAGTTTGTGCTAAATTCTCGATTTCTAAAACTTTTCTTTCGTAATCTAATTCTTCTTTTTTAACTGCTGTATCTGCTAAACGTGTTGCTTTTTCATCATCGTATCTTTTGTTTAAATCTGCTATTGCTTTATTATGGGCATCTTCTAATTGAATTTCTTTGTTGTGTAATTCAAGTAAAAATTTTGTCTTATCTTCTTTTGATAATTTATTGTCCTCTAAAACAATATTTCTTTTTTCATCAATAGAAATTTTATCGTTTTTTAATTTTTCTTCAATTAATTTTTGTTCTTCTTTAAAAGCATCTTCAATATCTTTTTTAGATGTATCTTTAGTATCTTTTGAGGCTTTAGTATCTTGCTTATTTTTAGTAAGTATATACCCATCCCTTTCATTTGTTAAATCTTTTATTGCATCTTGAGTTGCTTTTAAAGTTGCTGCTCCTTCTGCTTTAGTTTTTTCTGGGTCAAAAGCTAATTTAGTAATATAGTCAGTTGCTTTTGCAGCAAAATTCTCATCTATCTTACCTTTGATTTCAACCCCTGGTATTTTATTAGCTAAATCAATTATTTTATTAATAGCAGTTGCAGCAGTTTCAAATAAAATTCTTTGAGGTATACTTACAAAATCTATAAATGATTTTAACCTTTCGTAATTTCTTTGAGCAGCTTCCGCTTCTAGTTTATTAGTTAATTGTAATCCTTTTACTCTGCTAATATTTGCATCAATAGACGCTTGAGTTGCTTTTATTTTAATATCTAAAATTTCCTTTTCACTTTTACCTTGTAATTTTAAGGTATTATCCATTGATTTAGCAGACTTTAAATTTTCATTTGTAGTTTGTACATTTTTTTCTGCTAATACGTTTAACTTTTTTTGTTCATTTGAGACTCCATTAACCGCCTCTTTAATATCGTCCCAATATGCATATATAGTACCTAAAGCAATAACCAATAAACCAATACCAGTAGCACCTATTGCATTTTTAATTCCTGCAAATACACTTTTAGCTACTGCACCTAATTGTTTAAAGCTATCTCTTGCCTCTCCTAATCCTTGTAGACCTTGAGCCAAAGCCATAGCACTTTGAACTTGTAAAAGTTGCTCTTGTAATTTTTTACTTTCAACACCAGCCAAACCTAAAGCACCTTGATAAGCAGCAAAGCCACTAGCCACACCTCCAATAGATGCACTTAACGCTTTAAACTTTGCATCTGGATTAAATGCATCGGTTAAGTTTTTTGCATCGCCTATACGGTCTTTTAGTTCTGCTGCTCTTTTAGCTGCTTCAACCGCTTCCCTTGAAGTAGCTCCGAACTTGTCAGCTAACGTTTGTACTTCTGCTTGTGCTTCTCTTAATTGGCTTTTTAAACTACCTAAAGACTTGTCTGCTTGTTGTGCATTTACGTTTAAATTAATATCTATTTCTTGTGCCATTTCAGTAGTCTTTTATGTTGTTTAAATGCTTCCATCCAAGTTTCTGGATGTTTATTTTTTCCTTTTGCTATTTCTATTAATTCACTTTGTCCGTAGTGACTAGATGCTTTTAGTAGGTTTAATATTTGCTCTATCATATTGCAGTTTGGGTTACGATTACATATTCTATTATTTGTGTTACTCCTCCTATTCTATAATCTAATATAACTGAATCGTATCTGTCTAATCCAGTTGCATTTGCTGGTACTGTAACACTTAATGTTATATCGTTTTTATTATTATTTGATGTCGTATAAGTTAAAAATCCAGCGGGTACTTTTACATCAAAAGTCTCGTAATCATTTAAATAAATTACTACTTCAAATGTTAATGCTTGGTTGTTTGTTTGGATATTTTCCATACTTGAAAATCTATATCCAACACTACTTGCTGCATTAACTCCTCTGTAATCTGTTAATAGTTCCAAGTCAGTTTCTCCGGTTGTTAAATCACTTGTAAAAGAGTTTATTAAGTATCTTTTGTTTCTAATAACTAACCTATCATTTAATGCAATACCCAAAGGAATGCCTCCTCCATTTGTTACTGTACTCCCTAGCAGACTTGGTGGCAGTAATGCCTTAACTTTTATCAATCTAGTTTTAATATCGTAAAGATTATCAATAAAGTTTTTATAGTGTCTATAATATAGTCCTTGTGGTGCAAGTACATTTAACCAGCTCGATTGTTCGTTACCAAAATTCATAGACATTAATTGCGAATGTTCTGCATCTGTAGGCATATTATCGTACTCATTAGAAAATCTTTGATAATTTGATATTTGAATAGGTGAGGCACTAATTTGAGTCATATAAATCCTATCGCTTCCAGTTAATGGTGTTACTAATCCATTACAATAAATAAGCATAGGTTTTGGTATGTATGGTTTTAAATCTTTGTCTATTAAACTTGCAGTTTGAAATTCTTTGCCTTGCTTTACTAATTCAAATAAAACATTCTCAAATGGTAGTTTAATATCGTAAGTAGAGTTCTCTGTAATTCTTTCTGAATTGTAAATTAAATCTCCGTAAGCATTTCCGTATAAACCTTTATACTTCTCATTTAAGACATTATTACTTTGCTCATAAGTAAAGTTAACACTCTTAAATAACTTTGGCTTATTTATGCTCATTTCATCTTCATAAGTGTATTCTGTTATATCTAATATTTTACCAGCATTATAATACATTTCAAGTGGTATAAACTCATAAGTATTATTTTCTCTAGGTATAATCATTAAGTTGAATGTTTTTATTATACCGCTTAAAAAATCTATTGTTTTAATATCTGGGATATAGTTAACAATATCTATATTATTTAAAGGGGTTAATGTTCCGCTTATAACTCTACTTCTAGTAAAATACGTCGATAAATGTAATCGTCTTTCTAAATCTACTATACTAGTAAAATTCATAGTTTGAGCAGATGAAAAATAAAAAGTATATTGATGTGACGAGCCGTCTTCTCTTTGTAATATTTCCTCTCCTAGTACTCTTGTAGTTCCAGTTAAATTTGTAAAACTTTTATATAATTGTCCATCTCTATAACAAAATACACTATAAGGAATATTTCCAAATCCAGTTAAAGGAGTAATAGTAATATAAATACGTATGTATCCTCTTCCATTAGTTGGCACAAAATTCCAATTTGATGTTAATGTGTCAGTTGTTAAATTAAATTCTGGGAATGCTATATATGGACTAGGGGCAACTATATTATAATCCATTTTTAACCTCTGCGTTATTTCAGACATTAACAAAGCTGGTTTTAAATAAAGAAATAATTTTTTCCATTGGTTTAAATCAAAAAAACTACCAGTAAAAGTAACTCCGTATTTAATTTGAATAAAAGAAAAAATAGAACTTAAAGTAATTGCTGGAAATAAATCATTCCATTTAATTGCTCCAGTTGACAAAGTAATATCTGTAGTTGTAGTTCCACTTTGATACTCATATTTATACGAGTTTCCTATTAATGGATATCTTACGTCAGATGCCGTTGAAGTTTGTATCCTATTAATAACTTGAGAACTATTATATGAATGGTTTAAACTTATATAGTCTAAAGTATTTAGTTTGTCATCTTTTATAATGTCTTTTAACTGCACCAAGTTACCATAAAATGTAACCGAGTAACTATCTATAAATCCGTTCTTTTTATCTGCTTTCTCTAGTTGTATAGTTCCGTCTTTAAATCTGTGAGTATTAACCTCTATATAAGCATCGTAACGCATTCTGTGGTCATATCCATTATCTACTGAACTTTCATACCAATGCGATAATATTTGATTGTTATTCTTTGATGCTGGTATTGAGAATGTTTGTGTATAATCCGTATATAGCTTTCCTATGTCATTTGCGTTCCCAATCTGGGAAGTAATACTTATTTTTTCATCTTTAAATAAATCTAGTCTTTGGTAATCACTTCGGTAAATTTCAAATGTATCTGCTGCTTGGACTGGCAAATCATATTGTAAAGTTAATACGGTTGTAGTATTTGAAAGTATCCAACTTGTTAAGTTGTTACTAATTCCAGATGTCATTTTAATAAAATAACCAGCGTACTGATTAGTAGTCATAGTTATACTAGGAGTGACTGTAAAAAATGGCGAAGTATTATCGCTATTAATTGTGCCTCCTATTACTAAAGTATTTTTTTTAATATAGACCTCTACGCTTAATTTCATTATACGATGTTGTTAATTAGTTTATTCGCAAAGTCAAACTCTAAAGTATAGTTTATGTTTTTGTCTTTTAAGTATGTTTTCTTTTGCATACTAGTAGTTTTAATTGTAACTGGTATTTCGCTATTTGTAAGTAAGATTGTATCGCTTAACATTATATCTTGTATCCACTCAAAATATTCCTCGGCAATAAACCCAGTATTTACTTTTATACTTCCGTTACCATTTATATTAAATGGCTTTGTTTGGCCTCTACGTGCATCGTAGTTTACATTCTTTTGCATTAAAGCGTAATCACTATTTTTTATATCAATAGAATTATAACTGGCTTTAAAAAATGTAAATTGATTCCAGCCTCCATACTTATTTACAAACCACATAGCCTGTACTGGATATGTAGGCTCACAAACCTCTACTGTTTCAACTTTATATATCTGCTCATTATTTTCGTTTATTATTGCTACATAAACACTTGACTCATAAACTAAAGGAATAGCGTAATTAAAAAAATCATTTTGGCCAGTATAGAATGTTTGTGATTTTAAAAGGTCATTAGATTTGTTATACCATTTTGCAATATAAACATCGTCTATATTTTTACATATAAAATTATAATAAGGTATTGTATCACTCCAGTAAACTTTTAAATTTGGATTTGCTAATAATAAGTATGGAAATGGGTCTGTAATATCGTAATTCATTCCCTCCTCTACAGTTGTATATCCATTTACACCTACAAAAGAAATTGTGCTTAATAAAGTATATGTAGTTCCATCTGTACTATAATAAGTTTTGTACTCTCCTATACACCATTCTTTGTTTCCAGCAGTAGTAACATTATTACTCGTATATTTCAAAGCATATTTATCTATATACTCTAAAATGAATGGAGATATATTATAGTTTGTTTCTGTTTGTGTTACCGATGCAATACCTTCACTCATTATATAAGTTGGTAGCGTAGGTACAGTATCTCCTTTATTCCAAAGTTTTAATTCTACTTTAGTTCTTACCTGAGTAGCCTCGTTTATAATTATTTCAAATGGACTTCTAGCTAGTATTACTTTTATTGATGCTGGCATATTATTTTATATTTGATTTTATTATTAAATCTACAGTTGATTTCACATCCAGAGCAAATGCCTCTGCTATTTCTTTTGGCATTAATTTTATATTCTCTTCTATAGCATCTTTTAAAAAGTAAGTTGGCTTTATACCTTGGTGGTAAACTGACTCTCTTACTGCATAAGGACTTAATCCTCTTTTGTTACTCCACTCTACAAAATGCTTAACACTTGGCTTAGTTCCCTCTTTAAAACTGTACGGACTATTTCCGCCATTTTGCTTCCACATCTTACCTTTGTTGTTTGTTCTCTTAAACGTGCTTGTCATCTTTCTAACTCCTCCTACTCCTCTTACTCCTTTATCTACAAATCCACCATAAGTTGACATTCCTATATTCAAACTTAATGACCTAGGCATAAACTTAACTCCGTTATTAACTACGCTTTTTTCAAGTGTACCAGTATCGACTTTCTTTTTGTCTTTTAAGTTCTGCTTTGCATCTGCTACAACCTTATCTCCGAAGGCATTCATAGCATCTACTAAATGTTCAAATTTTATATTTAGCATTTAGATATATCATTAGGTACATTTATCGTAAAATCTGTTTGGTAACCTGTAAGCATATTCTCCATCTCCTTATCTATAACATCGCTATCTGGAGTACCTTCTAATTCCCAACCATCTTTGTATATTGTAGACTGCTTTAAACGACTCAATAAACGATTAATAACATACAGTTGGTTAGATAGTATGTACATTGTATTATCGTTGCCGTAAACGCCTAATTCGGCTTCCTTTGATATGTTTACTATATCTAGGTTGATTATGGTTAAATTGAATGATAAGGTATTCTCGTTATGTCTTATTGAGTTTAGCATTATATGGCTTAAAGGAAATATAGTATTTTTAGCCAAATCAATTTCGGTTAATCTTCCTACTGTTACTTTGTTTACAAATGGATTGCTACTCAATTCCTCGTTTAAAGAATCTATAATATTATACAATGCCTCTACTCCTTTTTTATCTTCCATTTCGTTTGTTTATTTTTTCTAATTGCTTTGCTCTTAATTCTGCTTTACCTAACTTGTAAGATAAAAACTTTAAGCACAAGTGCATATTTAATTTTGTGACCTTCTCAATTCTTGTAACGTCGTTTTTAGCGAGCTCAGCGAGGCTAGCAAACCATCCCCATTCTTTAGAAAACTGGCTTTCTGTCGAGTACTCATCTTGCTCATTTCCTGCTCCAAAGAGCAAAGGGTAGATGTCACTAAATCCAAGCCTAAATTCCAAAAAAAAACCCTAGCACCTAATACAATATTTATAGGCATATCTTTTAGTATCTCGTGATACTTGTCTCCCTCGTACTTCTCTATTAAATATTTACCGTCTTTGCATCTTCCTGTTACTGGTCTATATAATACTCCCATAGCTGTAACTATATCCTCCAAGTTGTCTATGTTATTATTCAAGTCTAAAAACTCTCCAAATGAAAGATTATCTAATTTAGGAATAAACCCAAACTCAATACCTCCTAGTTTAAAACTTTCAATATGCAAAGTATCTCCAGAAAGTAAATCTACTAATATCTTAACTACTTTATTTGCAGAGTCAGCATCTATTTGTTTGGCTTGGTCCTCTGTTATCTCGCAGAATATCTCCAGCATTTTTAAACCTAGATATGTCTCTTGGTTTTTTTGGCTCTTGCTATATTCAAACTCTTTCAAATACCTTTGGTACTTGCTTAAACTAATCTCCTCTAGTGTGCTTGGTACTATTAATTTCATAACTATATAACGTTTGTTTTATTTATTTGTGAATGATTATTTTATTGCATACTTGCCATAGTTTGGTCTGGCTAATTTATCGTATAGGCCATATCTTATTGCATCGATTGTATGGTTAAACATATCTACTGGAGTGTTCAATACGTTTCCGTTTTTATCCTCTTGCCATTTGTAGTTTCTAAATTCTTTTATCATATTAACTGAATCTTTAGTTACATAAAGCTGGTAGCGTTTCATCATATCGATACCTATGTTAATACTTCCTGGCCCTTTTGTAGCTGGTTTAACATTCCAGCCCATTCGGTATAATTCCTCTATTGACTTTGGCTCTGCTGAGTCTGCAAATATCTCTTTACGTTCTACTGAATGAAACTTTAATTTTTCGTCTATGTCTCGATTAGTTAATCCAGTTTGGTATAATAACTCTTTTAAATAAATGTTATCCCCTTGCTGGTAAATAGCTACTAAAGTTGTAGGGTCATTTGTAAATCCAAAGTCCATTCCATAACTTAAAAACTTTGCTTCACTTGGTATTGAGTTACATTCGTTTATACGGAATATTAAGGCTTGAGATGAACCGATTTGTCCTAGTCCATATATCTTCCAGTAGTTCTCATCTACGTCTCTTAAACGTTCTATTTCGTTTACTGTTTCAATATCTAAAAATGGATTGTCTTTGTATGTAGTAATATAAAATTCTGCATCGTCTCTTGGCTTTATCTTATCATAAATAAAATGAAACTCATCTGAGGGGTTGTAGTCTAAAATTGCTTTGTCTGTTGTTCTTAATATTAACTGCTGCCAGTCTTCGAAGTATAATTCATTTGCCTCGTTTATATATAGTACATCTCTTTTACGGCCTCTTACTTTTTGTGGCTGGTCTAAAGATATAAACTCAAATAGATTGTTGTTTAAAAGATACTCAGAATTACTCTTGTTGTGGTTTGCCTCTTTGTATAAATCGTACTTCTTTAGTATATCAAAAAAATCCCTCATCGAACTTGCTCTCAATGCTGGAAATGTTTTTCTACAAATGGTTATCGTCTTGCCGTTATTCCTATCTGAATAAGCAAATATTAACCACATCAATATATTATAAGTTTTACCGGACCGGCTTCCTCCTTGCTCAATAGTAATCCTCTTGTTTGAATTATCTAAATGAGTGTATA